CCCGCAAGTCTTAAAACCGAGTTTACGGGCGATCTCCCGAACAAAATCACCTTTCCGCATATCCTCATCACAAAGGATGACGAACACCTCATGATTCTTTTGTGCGTACATGGTGGCTGTCGTTGTTTTGCCACATCCCGCACCACCCACGATCCAGCGGACTTTTTTAAATTCCTGCGCATCGCTCAGGGCATACCATATCTCCTGAAAGGAGTTCGTTTCCACGAGCTGCCAACCGGTGGCCGCAGCTGCAGGGGTTATCTGAGAGATGATATTGCGGAACATATCATCACTGATACTCTCATACTTGCCGTTAACCACGGCACTCAATGTCCCGGCAGATACGCCGTTCAAACTTGCCGCAGCCTTTTTTTGGCTGGAATACTTTGCTGCATATACCCGGAGAGCTTCACGGATACTGTCTTTCTCTTGCTGTGTCATTGTACTGTTCATTTTATTTAGAATTATAATTTTCCTGCTACTTTCTTTTCATTCAGGCGGATGTCACCATTCAGCTGGTCAAACGTGATGTTGCTTATTAGCTTTGTCACCTTACCGGCGGAGAGCTGTTCCGGATCCTGACTGTACCGGCGGACTCGGCGTTCAATTTCACGCTCCGTTTCGCTCTTTGCACCTTTCAATTTCGGACGTTTGAGTCCCTGTTGTTCCATACTCACGCCGTGCGCCTGCTCGATGATACGTGCATCAACCTGACGCTCGATGCGATCCTCCGTGTTCGCCTCTATATTCCGGCGGATAAAGGACATTTCGCCCTCGGTCTGTTCCTGAATATTCCGGTGGATGACGATATAAGGCTCTGCAGTTCGTACAAATCGCAGCTCTCCGGCTTTATCTTTCTTGTATAGCCGTACCGAAGTATGGTCATAAGGATCGTACATGGTGTAGAACTTTTGCCCTCTGTTTTTTCTTAGGAATTCATGGTCGGGAACACCCGGAACCTCGTAAACCTCGTATGTAAACTCACGTTTTTTAATGGTTATTTTCAGACCGTTATCTGTGTAAGTGGAGGGTTTATCAGTCATCACCCAAAACATCTCGATCATGTCGAGAACACCCACTGTCGGGGTATCAGGGTTCACGCTATTTTGGTACATCTCGATGCGGTTCACCCCGGTAGCAAAATGCTTGCTTTCGTTCCATTCTTTCCGGGCGGCAGCGTATGCTGCTTTCAGTTCGGCCAAAGTGTAAAGTTTATCCTTGTTCGCCTCGATACGCTCTAAATTCGGGCGGCTCGTGTCCTTTTTGGTGGTGATATTTTGACCGGTGAACCTCCAATCCTTATGCAGAACCTCAGCCTGAAAACGTCCGAAAACGCTCTCTATCGTTTTGGATTGCCCGCTGTATGGAGCCGTGGTTCTATGAACATGGCCGACAATCTTATCAAAGAAATGGCTATTCTGCAGTTTCTTGTGGCCTCCCTGATTATCATGCACCAGCTCGTAAGGCTTATGACCTGATACCTGAATGGCCATGCGGTAGGCATTATATTGCGCCTCGTAGTCCTCGCTGTCTGAAATATGGTATCCCAAAAATACCTCCGAATAAGCATCGATGACCTCGTAAACCTGAGTGGTACGAACCACCAGCTTACCGTCCTTGTCATAGTCTTTATAGTACAAATTGATTTTCGTACCATCACCATACCACAAGGAGTCACGCATCGAGGGAAGCTCGGTTTTATTCTTGCGGCTGTAACGCTGGTGGGCTTTCAGCTCCCCGTGAACGGCATCGTACCACAACGGTTCGATGTCAGGACGGTTCAGGAACCCACGGAGGCTCTGAATGCTCCGGAGCTGCTTCCAGCCTTTCTCTTCTGCAATCCGGTTGAATTCCACGAATATTTGAGCATCAGTATAAACGGGAACGCTACTCCGCTTTAACGCTATAATCATGTTACCGGCTTCCTCGGTTATTTTCAGGGTATTGTCATTCCCCATTTTCTTGCTGATCAGGCAGGAGTAACCCTCTTTCTTGTATTGGTTTATCTTGTCTTTCAGCCGGGCGGCGTTTTCAGGCAGTGTGTGGCCATAAGAATCACGGAGGCGGTCTGCCGTTCCGATAATCGTTTCCCATACTTTCTTTGTACTTCCACCCAAAGCCTTGCGATAGCCCTCCCGGTCATTCAGGATCGATATCAACTCGTTCAGTACCGAGGCGTTTATGGTGTATTCCTCTTTTTTCCTTTCGGTAAGGCTCACCATCTCGCCGGCCTTGTCATACCGGTAATCCTCAAAGAATGTTCGGGCGGCATCATCTATTTTAAGCCTGTCTTTCATGCACTGCTCTTTGATTAGCTCCACCGGATCACCATACTTTTGCTCAAAGCGGATCCGGTAACGTTCAGGTAGGGAGGAATAGACATATAAAGCGATGTTTCCTCCACCGCCTCCACGAGAAATAACATCAACACGTTTCCTGTATTGCAAGGACTTCAATGTTCCGGGTTTTATTACCGGATCATTTCCTGATGTTAATTCATCGTAAGTTGCACATACTGTTTTTCCAAAATACTCCATACCTTTTTAAACTTTGTCCCCGGAGGCGGAGTCGAACCACCTCAAAAGACCGTCCGGGATTTTTCTTACCTTTGCAAAATCAAATCGTTATCATCATGGAAACATCATTTTGTATCACTTTTTACATTGATCAGGAGATTGCCCAGCCTGACAACGTTCGCACAGCGTTTGCAAATCAGCTAAGGAGATTGAACCTGAGATACAGAAGTAAGCCTTATTATCCCGAATCCGGATGGTTAACCCCCGCGTTTGGAGTTCCGGTGGAGTTGAGTTTCTATACGTCAATTCCAAAAGGCCGGCCAAGCGGAAGTAAGGCTCTTCATCAAGCTCTAAAAAACGCCGTGAACGAGATTGAGAGGGAACATAAGGAGGTTGTAAAGACAGCCATAGAGAGGGCGTGTCATCCATCTCGTTGACGATTTCGGGGCATCTTGCGGAGTACAAGGTTCTTTCCGCATCAAGCAGATCTTCAAACGATTTTCTGATAGTGTCATCTTCTTTAACGTGAAATACTCTTTTCATGATTAATCCTCCTTTATATTTAATGGTACTTTTTTAATCAGGCGGGCGGCATTGGCAAAATTCAAGACTACCACTATAATAGCCCATATCGGACTATCATCAGTTATACATAAAAAGCATAAACTTAGGCAGAAATACCACACGTAAAACTTTTGCCTCGCAGTCAAAGAGAAATACTCCCTGAACTCATCTCCAAAGAGAAGTAACAACACCTCTTTCATACCGCCTCCTTTTGATCTCCGATTTCAACACCTCCACGTTCAAGGGCTACCTTACGGATAAGCCTCGCCTTGCTGCTGTTACTGCGATAAACCAGTGCCTCCCAAACGGCTTTGCTCGTGACTTTAAAATCCTTTGAGATTTTCTTGATCTCACCACGATCTACTACTATTCGCTTTCTCATATCACATTGTTTTTAAAAGTTATTCATTGTCATATCAGCCGTTTTCACTACCTTTACAGCCGGTAATATTAATACGGTGATGCAAATATATAGGATAATTATCACAATATAAAGCAAAATCGTGATTATTTTCACAGAAAGAATAAAATTATGATTGAACGAATTAGCCAATTTATACAAAATCAAGGGATTAGCGTTAGATCTTTTGAACAGTCAATATCTGCGAGCGATGGCATGATTAGGCGAGCCATAAATAATAAAACAGATATTCAAAGCAAATGGCTTTCCGTTATTGCGGATAATTATCCTCACCTCAATTTAGAATGGCTAATAACAGGGCGAGGCTCTATGCTAAAGGAAACCCCACAGCCGCTATCACTCCCGACTATTAATTATGAATATAAGGGAGCACCTTACTACAATGTAGATTTTATCGGTGGATTTGATCTCGTTTTAAATGATCAAACAATTAATCCGGATTACTATATAAATTTTGAGCCTTACAATAAACCCGGTGTTGTGTGGTGTAATATTACAGGTCATTCTATGGAACCCGAATTAAGCAACGGAGACTATATCGCCCTCAAAGAAATGACCGATCCCGTCCAATATCTCCCCTATGGAGAAATATATGCCATCGTGACAGAAAGCTATCGGACTGTTAAACGAATAGGAAAAGCAGACCAAAAAGATTTTATTCGCTTAATCCCCACCAATAAAAGCCCGGAATACAGTCCGCAAGACATTCCTATTTCCATGATACAGAAAGTATACGCAGTATTAGGAAGTATGCACAGATTGTTCTAAATAAAAGAGACACACGCACGTTTTCAACACAAATAAAACAGAAATTGCCAGATACCTTTTTATAAATCAGCATATTACTCTATTATATATGCTGATTTGCATTATTCTTTATATGGTATTTTCCCCCCTTGAATAATACATAAAGCCATAAAAACGGGTAGTAAAATGGTAACTTGTATAATTCAACCCATCTTAATTTTGCTTAAATTGCATATCCAAACGCATACCCAATCAACACATTTCGTTTTTTTCTTGACAAATTTGCATACCCAAACGCATATCCTACTGCATATCCAATCCTCAAAAAACGAAATATTCCCGTTAAAATCGCCACTCTCCTCCCCCATCCCTATTTTCGCTATTTTGAGCACTAAATTTCAACTATTCAAAAGTAGGAAGCCAATCTATCTATAAAGCACAAAAAGGGCTGCAAAACGCCTAAATAAAGCATTTCGCAGCCCATGTACCGCATTTCTCCTACCCTACTCTACTCCGTTTATCACATCTCCATTGCCATGTAAAGTTGACGGGCGTTCAAACCGTTCAAAGTAAAGTCCAAAGTAAAGCCAAAGTAAAGCAGAGTAAACTTTTCGTTTTTTCTCTCTCCCCTCTCCTATTCGTACATAACTATTTGTATATCAAAACTATTACCGTTTATGCGGAATAACTCAATTTATCGCATTTCGTTTTATCCCCCTTACGTGCGGGGGACCAGCTCGTCGAAGATCCAGCTTTCGAACCTCTCGGCCGAGGGCAGGCGGCTACAGGCCATCAGGCGGTACAGGTTCCCCTCGTCGATGAACTTCACTTTCTGCCGGCCGCCTGCCGTCAGGAGGTCGTGGATGCGTACCCCCTTCGGCCTGCAATGCCGGTTGACGGCATCCTTGGGATTGGCGTATCCCAATGCCGAGGCCACGTCCCTGGCGCAAAACCAGACCCTGCCTCCGGCTTCCACGGTCCGGACCTTGCCGAACTCGGGATGTTCTGTTATGACTAACGTGCGCATGTCGTTTACTGTTTATAGGTTGATTCTATCGCTTTGAATATCTCATGGATTACCTGGGGGACGATGGCGTTCCCGTATCCCTTGACGGACTGCTGCCGCCAGGAAGAAAAGGTAATACCGTCCAGCTCGTGGGGAACCCCATCATCTCGGCCACAAACAGGGGATTGAGTTGGAAACTCCTCCCAGCTTGGGCAAAGGAATCGGGAAGGCCACCCTGCTGCGGGTTCTTCCCCTTCCTCCCAATGTGCTCCAAGGTCGGGAGCAGCCCGTGGAAGTCAAGGAAGTCCGTCAGGCCGTTGGGATTCTTCTCCCCGTCTTCCGTCTCGTGCATGGAGGTGCGCCCCTGACGTTTCCAACGTTCCACCCGTTGCCAGTGGTGTATCTCCGTTGCTGTCGGGGTGGGTAGCAGCATCTCGCGGATAATCTCCGGCAGGCCCTTCTGTTGGCTTCCGGGTCCCCTTACCTTGAAGTCCGAGGCTATCGGCGTGGGCAACAAACCAGACACGGTCCCTTCTGTGCGGGGCACCGACGGCACAAGCCGGAATAAGCAGCGGCTGGACGGTATATCCTTCACGCTCAAGATCACGGCAGATGGTCTCGACGACGTATTCCTCCCGCTTACGGTATACAGGCTGATCCTCTCCGAACAGAGAGGGCTGACATCCCACGTGAGCCGCCTTGCCGGGCTGTACCACCTGGAGGATGCCACCAACGTTCTCACCAACAATCCAACCGGGCCGGATCTCGTGAATGGCACGGAGCATGTGAGGCCAGAGGTAACGGCTGTCCTCCGCACCCTTTCGCCGGCCGGCAACGGAAAAGGGCTGGCATGGAAAACCTCCTGTGAGGATGTCGATCCGTCCCCTTCATCCCCGAAAATCCGTAGTTGTAATATCCGTATAACTTTCTGCATGGCTGAACCAGTAATTTAAAATTCGGTTACAAAACTCATCTATCTCACAGTGGAAGGCGTTGCGCCATCCCATTCATTCGGCGGCAAGATCTGCCGCACCAAACCCGCTGAAAAGCGAGGCGTGTACCAGCTGTCTCATATTTATTATCTGATTGAAGGTTCCGTTTCTTTTTTTTCTTTCTCCGCCACTTCCAGAATGAAGGCTTTCTCGTCTATCTTCCGGTAGACGCCCCCCATCTCAAGCATGTTCTTGAGCCGGAGGATGTCGGTGATTTCATAGACTGTCATGCCGTTCCGGTGGACGAAGCGGATGTAGCCTTTCTGTCTTTGTCTTTCCACTTCCTCACGGCTCATTTGTAGCAGTTCGCAGATTTCCTCCAATGTGAAGGTTAGCTGCACTTCCTTCGTCGCGCAGGCATAGGCCAGGATACTCAGCATCTGCAGGCATTTGCGATGCGCCTTGACAAGAGACGCAAATTTGTTGCGCTCGATCATGATGACTTTACTTTGATTTTCCAT